TGCACCTCTACGACCTGCTTGTCCAATAGTTTCAGTAGTCTGTGAAAATAAATCCATAAATCCTACTGGTCCACAAGTGGTTTTAGCTGCATTATGAACTCTAGCTCCATTTGGTCTTAAATTAGATAAATCAATTCCGCAACCTCCTCCATAACTATAAGTACGTGCTAGTTTTGAAGCACAAGCGAAAATGGATTCAATATTATCCTGAGGAGGTTCAATTACATAACAATTAGATAAACTAGCCTTTTTATTTTTAACTCCACGACTAGCTAATATTCTTCCTCCAAAGATAAACTTCTTTTCTTTAATAAGTTGTCGAATTTCTTTATTACCATTGGATATTCTATCTAAAAATTCTTCAAGTGTTTCATCTTCATTGCGATATTTCTTTGTCCAAATATCCAATGATAATTGATTTTCATTAAGCCATTCTTTTTCAGTCATATTTACTTAAATTTTAAGGGTTATAAGAATATTAATATATCCATTATAACCCTTAAATCAAAATTTAATTATATTGCTCTTTAAAAGCAAATTTATTTAATAACATTCTTTTCCATGTTATTTCAGACTCTTCATTAAATGGATCAATAACTAGTATGTTTTCTCGTTGTCCATCACATAAAACTGAAGGTTCATATTTAATTATATCACAATTGACAAGAATTTGTCCAAATCTTAAATCTGGATATTTATCAATTAATTTAGAAAGAGTTTCTAATATTAATTTATTATACTTTTGCCTTTCCATATTTTAATATAGTATTATAAGCGGATTCTGAAATTTCATATCCGTCTTCGGAACCAATCATCCAAACTTTATACTTTCCTTCTTGCTTAGTGACGCTTTCTATAAGATCCATATTAAGGAAAAATTTATCTTGATCATTTGGATTTGTTCCATAATTTACTAAAGTCATATATCAAGAATATCTTTAAGTAATAGAGTCTTTTCAAATATATTAAATGGATCTTTCTTCATTCCATCAGTAAGAACTTGAGTAAAGGCATTATATATTTGATACATACTTATATTTCCACTATCTAATCCAGCATAATATTCACTATCTTCTTTTTCAAATAATGATTTATAAGCATCAATTGGAGTACTACATGCTATCTTAACTGGCTGATAATGATTATTGAAACTATAATTTATACAATTTCTAATCCACTTACCTAAAGATTCATTTACATTCTGAACTCCACAATCAAACTCACTTTCTATTAATTTCTTCATCCATGCAGCAGTATCATCTGTTTGTTTAATAATATTTTCTAAAGGATTATAATCAATAGGAGTTTCAGATTCTAAATCTTGACAGGTTAATAATTCTGGAGAGAATACACACATATTTGTACAGGACATTCTTTCCCATCCTTTAAAAAACTTTACTACTGGTTTACGAACATCAATTCCATAAACCATTCCTAATACTGCTTTATGAGGATCATCAGAAAATTTATATTCATCAGAAAGAATTCCTTCAATAAGAACTCTATTATATGTTATATCTTCAGTATTAATATCTCCAGATGCTGTATATGTAATTTGTTTTGGCAATTGAACTTGTATTCTAAATTCAGATGTTAATCTCTGTACCCGTTCAAGAAATGGTTCAACATATGCTCTAGTTGGAAAATATTCTTTACCTTTAATTCTAGTAGCACGTCCTTCTAGTAATTCATTAAGACTTAATTCAGCCATAATTAATCGTCATCGTCTAAATTGTCAATAGTAGTAGGACTATTACTATCTTTCTTAAAGAAGTTATTGAATTCAGTAATAGCAACATCTTCTTTATATTCTTCGATAGATAACATAACAGCATCCAACTCTAACTTATCTCTTTTTGAAAGTTCTACTTCAATTACTACAAATCCAGAATTCGGAGTACTCATAGATATATGGTCTTCACGAATAGTTATTTCAAACATCTCATTTAAGGAATTATTCCTTACAATTCTGATATCATAATGATCTTCATCCTTATATTTATATATACTTAATCCCTCATTCATAGCATTACGAACAAATTCTATAATCTTTTCAATCCAACTCTTTGTCGTCATATTCGTCACCATAATATTCTCTTTTAATTTGTTCTTCGTTTATTTCTATATCTTTATTTCTATATTTCTTCCAATTATCTATAACCATTTCTTTATTGGAATAAGGACTTGCTCCAAGATAAACTGATGTATTAAAAGAATTCAATTCACTATTCCAATTATAGAAATTTCCTGCCATATCAAGAAATTCAAAGAATTTATCCTGTATATCTATAACTATATTATCATCAGTATTTAAAGGAAGTATTCTATAAATTTCTTTTTCTAAGTTATCAGGATGTTCATATCCTCTATATCCTGGATGATGATTACCATATTCATCTGTATAATCATCTATATACTTATCAACTATAGGTTCTTTACAATAGTTCTTAAGGATTTCAATTGTATCAAGAAGTTCTTGTTGAGAGTCTAATCTATAAGCATGAACATATGAATCACATATATCTTTCATTATATCTTTAGGAAGATAATAAAATTCATACGGACGTGGACCAATACATTCAGTTATAGATTTATTTTCCCAATTATGAACAGGATATGAAGAATATTCTATTAATTCCTTTTCAGTTAAAATAGATCTATTATTAAAAAGATGATTAAATCTTTCCCAAACTTTATATTTTTTTGAATAAATTCTATTTTGTTCAATAAAATCATCCCAATCTACAGATGGTTGTACAAAAGAGTATAACTCTTTCATACAATCATCTACAGCTTTACTTAATACCTTATTTCGCGTAATCATTTATAAATTTCTTTACATCCTCTAGACTAATTCTGTCAATTACGGATCCAAGCATATCCATCTTTTGCTGATGTTCCTTACTGACCTTCTCTTCTTCTTCATACTCTAGAATATCTCTCTTGATCTCATCGTAGTTTGAAATAGTCCATCCACTGAAATACTCTACAATTTCATCAAGATCTTCAACTGACTCAACATCATCCAATTCTATAGTATGCTCTTCTAAGTCTACATCATCAACCCAAGCATCATTCCACTTGTTTCTAACAATAGAATCGACGATTGAAACGGCTGTAGAAGCGATTGACTCATAGTCATAAACATCAAATTCAACATCTTCTATATCACAATCAGGTAAACTTTCAATTAATGAATTAAATTCATCTTCGGAAACAACTCCTACCTTCTCTAAAAATTCGCTATACGTTATCATTTTCTCTAAAAAATTTACATTCCTTTTGCCATAAAGCCATCATGAAGTATATTCCACAATCATCAGGATAGTCTTTACATTTAAAACATCTATCTAATAATTCTTCTGTTCTATCCATTAGAAATTTTCAAAAGTTCCTATAGTTCTTAATCCATTAATAAAGAAATCATATGAGACACCATATGAATTTGTCGGATAATTCATCATACTATAATCAGAATTACCAAACAGACTTAATACATTTCTATAATCAAATTTCCTACAGGAATTAAGATTATTAGAATGTAGGTCACCCTTTATAATATGAATATTACTTTCATAGATACCTTCTGCATCTAACCAATCCCTAATCATAACACTAGCAGCGTCATTAAGATTAAGAGGCATAGGTTTCTTCATAAATTGTCCATCTTTACCATGATGAATTACATAAGACTCTTCATAGAATTTGTAATATCCATAATATTTTTCAAATACAGTAAATTGGATGTCAGGGAATTTCTTACCAACAGCATATTCTAATGCTTTAATAGCCATATAATCAGCTGTTCCTCCATGATTACCTTCCGGGACAGCATATATAATAACTCTACTACAATAGTGAGTTAATTGTCCAATAAAGTTTAACATTTGTTTAATAAAGACATTAAACTGTTCTCTATTGTCCATATTTTGAGGCATAAAATGGTCACGTCTAGCAGTCTGATTATCCATTCCATCTAGATAATCTCCTAACATATTTAATACTATAGTATTAAGAGTTCCAAATGAATATCCAATCAGGTCTACTATTTTATCAAGTCTTCTTTCTAATTCCTCTTCATTCCAACTATTATCATAAAGACTTCCAGTATTACATTTTGCTCCAACATGAATGTCACTTAGATGAAGTATTAAATCCTTATGAGTATTATATTTTTCAACAATTCTTACAGGCTTAATTTCAACATCTTCAACAAAATGGAAATCTCCAGTGTTTTTCTTTAGTTCTAGATTTTCTTTAGCTAACTTATTAATAAGTTTATTAGCCTCTGCTAATTGATCTTTTTCTATTCTACGAAGAACATTATTCTCTTTGTTTTGATTATGTAGTTTAATTAGTTCTTCTTCAGTTTTTTCCTCTATAATATGAGGAGCAAATTCAGAATTAGCTTTATATATGTTAAATGCTTTTAAGATTCTCTTAAACTCAATAAAGGTGTATTGTGGGAACTCTCTAGATACTATCTTTTGTGTAAGGTTAGCACCATAAATAGTATAAAGTTTATAGATAGTTTCCATCTCCTTTCTATCAAGTTTTCCAGAAAGAGTAGGAGAATCCTTTCTAAAGATTTCAAATGTATAATATTGAATCAATCCGTCTTCATCACGTTCATAATTGATTACTGCTCTATCATCAGTTTCAGCGACTTCTTTCGGAGTCTTTCTTTTTACTCTATTATATTCGTCCAGGAAATCTTTAATCAATTCAGTAGCTAAATGATCTGAATTTACAATATTTTGTTTTTGGTTGTACCAATAATTTATTTTTCTGTTACTATCTTTTAAGGAAGATAATCCTTTTAGTTCTTTAATTAATTCTATTACTTTCTTTTCACTGATTTTACTCATTTTTCAATGTTTTATAACGTGCTAAAATAAAAAAATGCTCAACCAGATTTCTCTGATTGAGCATAATATTTTATAGAAATTAATCTATTACTGGATAACCAAATACAAGCAACTTAGCCTTTTGAGTACCCTTACTTGGAGTGTAGGCAACCTTTGCATAAAGAGAGTTCTTCTCCTTAGCTACCCACTCAATGTTGATAGTAATATCTTCCTTAAAATCAGTTACAAATTCCTTAGCCTTTTGTTCAGCCTCCTTAGATGTCTTAGCACGTCCAATCTCATTACCAGTCTTATCACGAAGGATATAGAACTTCTCAGGACTGTGAGTACGAGCATCATACTTAGGCTTCTCAACCTTATAAGGTCTTTCACGAGTATCTGTTACAGCTGACTGAAGCACGATATAAGCACCGTCATTAGGCATAGTAAACTTCTTTTTCTTAAGATAGTCCTTCATCCATTCCTTTTGACCATCTTCAGTAACTGCGTTTTCCTTAGCCCATTTCTTATATGCCTGTGTAGCGTCAACACGAAGATTAAGACCTGATTCTTTCATTGCTGCATCTTTGGTATCACCAATAACTTCAAACTTTCTAAAAATAGTGGTTAACTCACTCATAATAAATTTTCAATTTTAAACATTTTCATTCGGATTTTGTCCGACATTAAGAATTATCTAATTAAAAATTGAAAAATCTCTTCTCTTCATCAGAGAAGTATAATAAATATATTGTCAGTATAAAAAAATCAATATTAAAAAATGTTAAAATTTATTTAACATTAAAATGGAACATAAGTTTTTAGTATTGAAACTATTTCCTCTAAGATTTTTTTACCCTCTAATCCAAACGTAGGAAATTCATGACATTGATAAGCAAAATCTTCACAGACTATTGCTAAACCCTGTATAAATTCTTCTGGTAAATCCAGTTTAGCATTAATTTTACATAGTAAACCATAATGCGTCAAATCTGGGTTCTTAGGTTTATTCTTTTCAAAGACATAACAAATTAGAGATATTAGAATAAGTTTTCTCTCAAATTTACTATGTTCTGTTGAATTTGGTAAGTTTAAATATCCTAAACTATAATGTTCAGAATAAAAATCTCTAAGTTCTTTAAAATTCATATCCTTTAACTTGATTAAAATAAGCTACACATTTTAATAAATAACTTACTTCTGACATTCCACTCTTAAATAATTTTGGAGTCATAGGATATACTAAAGTATTATATTCTGGAATAGTAGATACAACTAAGAAATTTCCTTTAATAGTTGGATTCTCCATATTATAATACTTCTTTACTATTTGTTTCAATAGATAACTATAAAATGCTATTTCTCTTTGATAACTAAAGAACTCTGGATTAAAATCCTTAGCTGGTCTACTAGTAGTCTTGAGATCATTTACAGTTATAATATTCTCTTCAGTATCAATAGTAAAATTATCTAACTTAGCTTTTAGTTTATATACTTTAGGTTCATATCCTGGAACTTCTATTTGAACATCCAAGAGGATAGTTTTCTCATTACCCTTAATTGGGACATCCACAATACCAGTAGGATTAAGTAAACTCTGAATTTCTGTATTCTCATTTAACGTTCTAAGACAATTTGTTAACAGCTCAAAATTCCTTTGATCAGTATATATACGTTTTTTATCGCCCTTTTTAAAAGGATTATTCTGCTCATAAATATATCTATCTCTCCAATATGGTTCTGCTTTCTCTCTAAACTCTTTAATTCTATTAGCGGTAAGCTTGTCTTTATAATATCCAATTATATAAGATTGTGCTTTAATCTCATTATCAGTAGGAATAGTTCCTTTAGGATTATATAAAGCTTCAGCCATTAAACCAGCTTTAGCAGTTGGTTTAAACACTGTCTCAATTACTTCAAATTCTTCTGGTTGAAGAACTTGTTGGTGAATAAGACTTCCTGTTTCAAAACTTGGATTATATGGAGAATCTTCGTTTTTAAAGAAAGCAGCTACACCTTCTTTAACAAGTTTTCCAAGTCTAGAATTAGATATATATTCTCCTTTGTATTGTGAGAAATATGTATCGTCATCAATGTCTTCTAATTTCAAAGAATCTAATATTGGAGTTATTTTTATTTGCTTAATTAATTCCTTATCAATTTCCATTGAAATATTTATTGAAATTTTGAAACATCCCTGTTTCTTTTCCTAAATAATAGGCGTTCTCTATTTCATCATAACCTAATGTGTTAATTTTTAAAATAGGACCATACTCTCTATTATTAGGACTATCAATTAATAGACAAGGTATTCCAGCTCCGTTTAAAGCTTTCCATTGATGTGGACTATCTTCTATAAAAACGTCTACTCTTCCTTTAATATACTTTGACTTTGGAATATGATATCCAGGAACTTGATATAACGGACTATTAGGTAAGTCGTTAATCTCTATTGCTTTCTTAGTCCAACATTTTTTGTTGACTCTAGAACTACAATAAAGTTTTGGTTCAAAATCTGGACGTCTTATTACTGGTAAATTTACCCAAAAATCTCTCTCTTTAGTTAGAATATGTACTACGTTTCTTGTAATAGCCCAATCGTATTTTGGAAACTTTTTAAATCTCTTTAAATAACCTTGACTAAATCCAAAAATGGTATCATCTAAATCAAATCCAACTCTTAATTTTTTCATTTATAACTCTTCATAAATTTCCAAATCAGACAATGCTATTGCATTTTTAAAGTTTAATTCTTCTCTAAAAATATCCCACTTATCAAATTGTAAGAAGAAATCATCATCTAATTCAGTAGCATATTTATTAATAATTCTTTCAACAGCGTCGTTATAAGAACAAGCTTCAATAGTTCTAATTTGAGGCCAATAATCTTCTGTAGCCTCAGCATAAACATATTTATTCATTATTTTGTTAATAATTTATAAAAGTATTCTTTAGGCATATAAACATATTCATTATTTTGTTGCCTATCGCTTTCTTTACTCCAAAAAATAACTAAAGGTTTATCCTTTAAAGGGCAAGCTTCTGATATAGTTTCTATATTAGGAGAATTCTTAGTACGTTTACATTGTATATAACAATCTAATACTCCTAATGTATCAGCTACATCGATCTTAGCATTATCTAAATTCTTACTTTCAGAACGTGAAGATTTTAATCCTTCAAATCCTAAGTCAGTTAATTCATGTATAATCTTCAGTTCATAACCGTTTCCTTTACGTTTACTTTGTGAAGCCTTCATGGAACGTTTTGTATGTTCGTCCATCCATTCAACCCTTATTCCATCTTTTGGAATAGTATTCTTATTAGCTCTTATTTTAAGAGCCTATACTGATAAAGTGGTCATTTCAGCAGCTTTCTCTATTGTATCATAAATATATGTATTACCACCTTTATCAGTTATTTTAACAGCTGTATTAAGCTAAGTCTTCCTCATATTTACTATTACTAGTTTCTCTAAGATAAATTCCTATTATCTTATACCAAATATCTTCTGGAGTATAATTATACTCACAGGACTCAAGTCCCTTCTCTATTATTTTAATAATCTCTTCTTTATTCATCTACTATATATTCATATAAAGTACAAAGAACCATATCTAAATCTCCAATAGTCATTTCTACTCCAATCTTTTCATTACCAAAATTATTTCTTAAAGTATAATAACCATAAAAATCAGGACAAGGTTCTACCCATTCTGGTGAATATTCATTATGATAATCCTGCCAATCTATATAAAGTGACTTTGTAGAATTATTATTGATTTCTTCAACATCATTAAGTAACGCAGCAAGTAATCGTTGTTCTACTTTTGGGACTTTACATAATGTTAACTCAGTTATCTTCATACCTTTCTAATTACATTAAGTAAATCTGATAAAGAATCATAAATTCCATCCTTTATTTTATTTGGATAATTTTCAAGATCTGCTCCTACAAATTCTAGCAAATCGTTCCAATGAGTAGGAGAAGTAATATCGTTAGTAGATTCCCAAGTTTCTAATATTCCTTTACAGAACTTTATTAATTCAAGTTGTTTATTTGTTGGTTTCATTTTAATATATGTACTATTGACCACATAATATTCCTTTCAAGATACTTTCCTCTTGGAATTTCATCTTCATAAAAGGAGTTATTAATATTAAAAGGAAGTTTATATCCAGTCCAAATATCTGGCATACTTCCACATTTCATTAATATTGGAGGTTCAGCAAATACATGACATCCTCTCCAATCTTTAGCTAAATATACTTTCATTTAAATTTATATTCTTTAAAAAACTCGTCAATATATTCTTTCATATTTTCCACTCCTACAAGTTTTATTGAGTCTGTGAAATCCTTAGCCATATACCACGGAAAATAGAAGTAATTAAGTTCTGGATGACTTCGACGTATTTTTGCCATATTATATAATCCTGGTCTGTCATTGTCATAGATTACTAATATATGTTTAAAACGTTGTTTAAATTCTTCTAACTTCTTATCCTCTACAAAAAGAGTTTCACTATTAGGAGATACAGCTGGTATTCCAAACTCATACATAGCCATTAAATCTTTCATAGATTTAGTAATGACTAACAAATCTCCTGTTTTTGGCAATTGGTGATAACCTTGTAAAACTTTTTTAGATAAGTTATTTAGAAATCTATACTCTTGTCTTAAAGGAAAATATATTTTCCACTTCTCTACAGAATTTTTATCTTTACCAAAATAATATCCGTAAATTGGACATTGTTTAGAACTTGTAAACCTTAATTCTCCATTAACAAATACATGCTCTAATGAATACACGTGGAATTTTTTTAAAGTTTTCTTAGATATTCCAAATTTACTCCACCATTCTAATTCTTCATTAGAATAGTCTTTAATCTGTACTTGTATTACTGAAGATTTAGTTTCTTTTAAAGGAGCTATTTTAGGAATTTCTACTTCTGTATTATTGTTTTCTCCGTCTATTAAATTAAAATCCTTAGCTATTATATCTAATGCTTCATAATAATTTACTCCAAACTTTTTCATAACTGCTTGGAAACAATTAATATGTTCGTTTGTAGCAAAATCATGTAAATATAATATATCAGATTTAGATTTATAAAAGGATACAGTAAAATGATTATCAACACGAAACGGACTGAGCATTAGCTTTTTAGAGCTAACGTCCAATCCAGTATAGTGTTGCATTATAGACTCTTGATTTACTTTAGAAAGTATAAAGTCTTTAGTAATAGTCGGTTTTAAAGATATAAATTCCATTTTAATCAAAAGTCTAAGTTACTAATTAAACTTCTATATCATCAATGTCTACATCATCTGACTTTTCGTCGACTTTATCCATATTAGTTGGAGTAGCATTTTGATACTTCTTTTGTTGAGTAAGTTCATAGTTACTAAAGAATAGATTTTCACCAATAAAGTTTACAGGGAAAATCTCTCCCTTCTTATTAATACCACAAGCATTAGGAAGAGAAGCATATTCTACTCCATTAGTTGGATTCTTTCTACCGACTAACTTCAATTCTGTTTCAATATTTTCTTTTCCAGTAAGTGCTTTTATAATTAAATCAATAAATTGATCAATAGTCTTAATCTTAGAAGCATTAGCCTTAATCTTTTCCTCTCCAGTAGGATTAAGAGCATGAACAATTTGCATTAATGTAAATTGGAAGTTCTCAAAGTTAGAAGCAACTTGGTTCTCATGACCATTAGCATTCTTTAAGGTACGACGTTCCATATCAGATTCCTTATTAGGAATAAATATGTTATTAGTGAATACTCCCTTATCTTCACCACATCCGGAGAACTCAATAGCTATTACTGGATACTCAGTACCATCTTTACCAGTTAAAGTTGTTTTCTCAATCTTAGTAAGGTTTACTTTATAAATACCATAAGGACGAAGATATTGTCCAGCTGTACTAGAATAGTTTTGTTCTGCGATAGAATTAAAATTAAATCCCATATTTTAAATAATATATTGAAATATTGTCGAAATAATCATTATTATTTCAGAAGTATCTAATAAATCTTTATAATTAAAGTTCTAACTCAAAGTCACCAACTTCATTGGTTTCCTCTATTTTCATATCCTCTTCTTCAGGATCTGAAATCTCTTCAGGAACATCAATTATATCATCTTCTTTTTCAACATTTCCTTTCAATTTGAAATAACCTTCCTTACCTTCATAAGGGATTAATTCAAACACATCACCAAACTCTGCTAGATTATCATGCTTAGATCCTCTACAAGAGATTGTGAATGTCTTAGTAAGTCTATTACCCGCTTTCTCATCTTCACATAAAACTGGAGTAGTCACACGACCTTTCTTCTCGAATTTTATGTCGATTTTCATTTCTGGTTCGAAACCAGTCATTTCAACAGCCGCTGCGTTGAATTGAATCTTATTATCAAGAAGACTTAACTTAGCTACAGGATCTTCATCCTTTGGCTTACGTGTTCTAGTGCCACTAGAACTCTTCTTTACTTCTTTAAAATCTCCAAGAGTAGCTTCTCTTGTAATAAGTTCACCTGTAGTTTCGTCCAGGATTTCAACAATAAGTTTAGCTGAATTAATTTGCATTATTCTTCTTCATTATATTGTTTAATTGCTTCAAGTATCTGATTTAAGTCGTTATCGATTTCGATTTCATCGAACATTCCCATAGGAGTTTTAGCAAGACATTTACCATCATTATTGGTAATTAACTTATACTCCATCTTACCGTCATCTCCTTCTTCTACTTTCGTACAGAAAATATAAGTAAACAATCCCTCTAATGTTACCTTCTCTGCTAATAACTTACCAACAGTCTTAATAACATACTTAGGATCAATTTCGGTTCCGACATTTTCACTATGAGTTAAGAAACACATAGTACAGTCTTCTCTCATTTGCTCAGCATATCTTAAAATTTCCATAAGATGTTGAGCTAACTCACTAAATTTGGTATAACCAACTTCAGTGGCTCTATCAACAAACTCATAACTCAATATATACTGCATATCGTCAAGAACAACAGTCTTAATATGAGGCATTAATTTGTTAATAACTTTTAATATCTTTAAAATAGACTCCCAATTAGAACTAATATAATAGTTTCCTGTAATAGATTTGGTTTTACCTTTTTCATCCTTCTCTATTACTAAAGGAATATACTTCTTTCTCCAAGCTCTAAAAGGAAGCGGTTTTCCAGTGGTACTAATAATAAAAGTAGTACTTGGATCCATATTTCTTAAACTGGTACTTTTTCCAGTACCTGATTCACCATAAATACATAGTGTTTCACAAGCCATTATATCAATAATTTAAATGTACTGCTTAAACTATCTTCTACTACTTCTGTTTCATCTTCCTTATCAATTAAATAGTAAGGTGTTAAATATTTGTTGTAATCATAGATTTCATTAGGTAAAGGTATAGAGCTAAAATAATTAATCTTTCCAAAGAAATTAGTCGCGAATTCAACATCAACTTCTCCATATCTATGTTTCAAAGTGGTAATTGTTCTAAAGTTACCTCCTAATTTCTTTATGTCATATCCTTTATATGTATTAAGTCTATCCTTATTTGGATTATAAGCAGCAATGACAATATCACAGTCTTGTGAGGGATTAGCACTATCTTTCAAATCTCCTAAAACGAAATTAGTCATTCCTTGTTGTCTTCTATCCATAGAACCTTGAGTTCTATTAGTTTGTTGAAGTAGACATATAAACAGACCATAATTTCTAATTGTCTTAAGATAATTTGATGCTAAATCTATTTCTTCTTTTATGCTATGACCATTAGCTTGATACAATAATGATATATGATCTATCCCTACAACATAGATCATTTCTGGATTATCCCATATAAAAATTTTTCTATTTTCAGATTCTTCGAAATGTCCATATTTCTCTATCTCTTCCAATATTCTTTTATATAATCCTCCAGCACTTACATTTTTATCATAAATTGTCCATACTTTTTCTACTTTTTCATACCATTCAAGAGCCTTTAATACATATTCATAATTCTTTCCAGATAAAATATATCCTTTTTTACTAGAAAATATTTCATCAGAAGAAATCTCTACATGGAAAGTATCAAATATATACATAGAAAGCATTCTTCCTACTACTTGTTCAGCGGACATATCCATAGAAAAGAAATATCCTCTATACTTTCCATCTTCTAAATGTTCTTTTAAAGGAGCATAAACATAAGAATATAAATATAAAGCAGTTTTACCTCCACCAGGATTTGATGTTAATACTATATATCTACTATGGATAATTCCTCCAGTTACTAGATCTAGTTTCTCTAATCCTGTTGTGAATCCTTGATTTTTTCCTTCTAATCCTAATTGAATCTGATGTTTTACAGATTCAGTTATTGTCATAGTTCTTCTACATCGTCAATATGAGCTATGTTCCAATGCTCATATGCTATTTCAGAAGCAGCTTCTTCTGGACTATTTGCGTAAGTCCATTCTTTATCATAATCTCCATCCTTTGTAGTAAACCTAACTAAATATTTTTTCATTCTTCTAATATTTCTAAGTTAGAGTAGTATATATCTCCGACCTTTTCTCCATCCCAAAATGGACAAGTCATACCATCTACACAATCGATATAATCTTTGATTTTGAATACTTCGTTTATATCGTTACAATCCTCTACTTCATATTCAAACGTTTCTCTAATTTTCATTTTTTAATAATTTAGATTTACGTTGTATCTGTTTAGCTTTAGCACTACCTGAATAGTATTTACCAAAATCATCAGCGTTTCCGCTATAAAATGGTCTTAAACCTGGATATTTTGCCATATTAATAACTTAATTCTTTAGGACTATTTTCATAAGTCAAATCCGGATATAAATCATAATTTAAAATATCCTTTAAATGACTACTTCCAAAAGCCCAATATCCTTCTTTATATTTATCTTTAACTGGTTTTGAAGTACCAATTCGTAACCAATTATCCTTATCACGTGCGATCCACAGTTTCATATTAATTGTACTGCCTCAAGATTAAGATTAGTTCCTTCACCATTACGCATAGAATGGAGAAATTCATATCCTCTATCAATTATAAATCTATCTAAAGTTGTAAATCCTTGATATTGATTCTCAACTCCCCATTTAACATCATCAATTATCTGTTGATGAAGTTCTGGATTGTTTTTAATATTTTTAGCATACTTTTGAAATGCTTGTTCAAGAGAGTCAAATCTCTTAGATACTGAGCGAAGATTATACATAACTCCATTAACTACAGCAGATTGAGGATATATATTAAATAATTCCTCTCCCATTTCAAAAGCACCTCTATAATATCTTTTCAAAAAGTTTTGATTAAATTGAACGTCTTCTGGAATAAACAGAGTTCCTTCTTTTGGTAACTTATAACTCTTTAAAATAATTCCTTTTTCTTGAAGTGATTCTAATGCTAATCTTAAATAATGTTTATTCTCAAAACATTGTACGTATTGTTGAAGATAAGTATAATCTCCATCTTGAGCTAATAGTATAACCTTAATAGTATATAATTCATTAGGATATATCTTATAATCCCGCATCAGAATTAACTCATTATCAAGGTTATGATTTAAATATTTCACAGCATACTAACAAGTATTAACTGTCATAGATTTATTTCAGATTTCTCTGTGTTATTCAATGCATATGGTTTTAAAAATTCATCTAATAGTTCTAAATATCTTTTGTTGAATTTCTCTAAATCATAACGTTCCTTTAAATAGTTAAAGAAGTTACCATTATCATCAGCTAAGAAACTCCTATTCTCTATAAGAAGCATTATGATAAATTCTTGTCTATCATTAGATCCCATAGTCTTAAAATCTAAACATTATTTCTCCTAATTTTGCTTTATATAAATTAGGTTGTTCTCCTCTTAGAACTTGTTCAAGTCCTTGTTCGTCAATGGTTATGTAATTTTTATCGGTCTTGTGATTATTCTTAACCCACTTTTCTTCGACTGTGTCTTTAATAACAATATAGAATACTTCTGCTATTTTATCACCTTCTTTTCTAACTGTACGTCCTCTCCTTTGTCTAGCTTTAGTCTCAGAACTATCGGTTCCAAGTATTATAGCTACAGAAAGACCTCTTACATCTAGACCTTCATTTGCCTTAGCACAAGTATTTAAAACACCTTTATCAGAAGCATTAAATTCTTCAATCATTGTAGAACTTCTTTTCTTAGAAAGTCTACCTGTATATACTTCTCCGATACCAATAGATTCAGCCATAGCAACATTATTACTAAATGTTATTATTTTCTTATCGGAACGAGCTTCAATAATTTTTCTAGCTAATTCAATCTTCTTAGGGTGATTATAAATAAAAGACTTTCTTATTTGCATAGTCTGCATAAATCTAACTGAATGAAAGTTTATAGCCTGTAATATTTCTTTCTTTTTATTATCATCATTTCCTTTGTACAGTATATCTCTATAAGCTAACTTATTTCTCCATCCAACATCTTTCTTAACCATACTCATAGCTAAATCATAATCGAATTGAAAGAACTCATAATGTTCCATCCATTCTCTATTAGCTCTTTTGTATTCTTCTATATTGTCAACATTTATTAGGACTAGATACTCTTTATATTCGGATACCCATCCATTAGCTAAACATTCCATAAATGAAATATTATCCACAATAGGACAATATTTTTTCATAATTACATGTTTACCATCTAGTCTTTCGAATGTAGCAGTTAATCCAAGAATTAATTTATATTTAACTTTATTAAATATTTGACTAAAGTCATTAGAATTATATCTATGACATTCATCCATAATAAGGAAATCACAATTCCAAGTATGATTGATTACTGTATTTACTACTTGTACTTCAGCATTAAACGAAAGTCCCTCTTCATCAATCTTACCTTGCCATTGATTTTTTAGAGCAGTAGTTGGAACGACAACAAGAATTCTGAACTGAGGATATTTTTTCAACAAAGCTTTAATAGCTATAAGCCCCATATTGGTTTTACCAAATCCAGTAGCAGCTTCTATACTACCTTTACCTTTGGCTCTAACCCAACATCTGACAGCTTCCTGTTGTCGTTCAGTTCTAGTCATGCTTTTCTGTTTTATAAGGTCTTACGTTTAATCCACATAAAACATAATAACCATTATTTTCATAATATCCATTAATTTCTCTTGTATATGTACTTGAACCAAGTAAATCTTGTCTTGTTTCTACAGTACGTATTTCAGAGTCATCAGAAATATCAGAAAGCATCTCTATTAATTCTTTCTTAGTCATTCAGATCAATTCCTTTACTTCTGGCAACAAGCTCAATTTGTTTTTGAAGCTTTTTCCAATTATAGATATGTCCGTCAACTTCTCTTTGGAATCTAAGTAACACTTTATTTCTCAAAGTAATAAGCTGTTCGGTAGTCATATCAGAATACTTTTGTTTCTTAGGAAGAATAAGAATCGCTCTCATTTCATGATAGGATAAACCCTTCTCATTAAACTTAAGATTCAACTTCTCAGGAAGATGAAGTTTCTCTTTAGCAATCTTTAACCTTTCAGCATTAGAATTACCCTTCAATTCATTTTCCTCGGCCTTAGTAAACCATAATCCCATCTTAGTAATAAATGTCATAGTTAAATGTTGCTTATTGAAAGCACCTAAATAATCTATACATCCATCCATAGCATCGGAAATATTTACATCATGAAACTCAGAAGGAAGATTCGAACTAATTTGAGTAAATGGAATCATTGTCCAATCAGGAACCTCTGGATTGTTAGCTACAAATTTTCTTAGGCTAATCCATAAAGACTTTCTCTTTATATCCTCACGGTTATCTCTAAGATAACTATTCTCAAAATATCTTAAAAGAAGTTCAACATTACATTTGTTAATTTGGTCTGTGACTTCATCAAGAACATTATATCTTCCTAAATTCTTAGGATCTTCGTTATACAACATCTTTTCACAATGTTCATAACATTTCTTGAGTTCATCAGGACTCATATTTACTATTTTAATAGAATCTTGAACATACTTATCTCCTTCTTTTCTTTTCTCACCTTTCCAAACAAATGAAGAAAAGTCATTCTTTTTAGCGTTAATAGCCTTTTGTAAGGCATCTCCTAATACGTTATTCATTTGTAATCTTTCATATAATAATATCTTTGTTTAAATTATCTTCTTCTTTTACAAACTTTATAAAATAAATGTTTGTATATTTATACGGAACATATTCGTTATTTTTAGAGTTATACCATTTTTCTCCAGCGATTACTTCTTTATACTCTAAATAACCTTTTTCTCCAATATCTATGTCTCTAGCTTCCCAATTTGGACATCTAGTACACATTATATAGTTATGACCAAATGGAATATT